AGCGTCTCTTGCTAGGCACAGCGTAAAACCCAATCACCATGAAACACAGGTCAAAAAAACTGGTGAGCAACAGTCCACCGGTCATTTGCACCAGCTCCCAATCCTTGCCTCCGAATATCCAGCTCAAGATGCCCCATCTGGCACTCTCACCATGTGGCACGATCACGTCATATGTTATGTTGGGGTTCAACGCGTAATAGATCATGAGAAAACACATGGTGAATGTGATGCTCAAAAACAACACACGTCGCGTGCTTTTCACAAATGGGTCACTGGCTTGTTCCATCTGACCCTGCAACATGGCACGGATGATCTTGTCATCTCGTGCGGCTAGCAACATCTGATCTTGTCTCTTTTGTTCGATCCAAGCGTTGATCAGATTCACTCCGAGCTTCAAACCGGCACCAATTATAGTGTTGAGTATGGGTCCCATATAAATATTTAGTCGATGAAGTTTACACTTTCGTTATCTGATTATATGGATCAATATGCATCCAACAGATCTGTCAAGGACAATCACTGTCCAATCTGTTACGAGTGTGAGTGTAATGGTGAAGTGGCTCATGACTTGAAACACGTGCTTGATTGCTACAAAGAGGATGTGATATTGAACGTGATAGTGGAGTATCAACGCAAATATGGTGAACCACCTGCGGTCACATCACAATTTGTGGAGCGGGTGGAGAAACAAGTGGCTCGAGAGCTGGCTAGTTACTGTGAGTCACGTCGAAAGATATTTGATCTTCTTGATTGACAAACAATCGCACCGCTTTCACATCTCCTGGATGATCTATCAACACATCCGCCAGTGGTGTTTCCACATGCTCAGTTATGAGTCTCCTCAACGGACGTGCACCATACATGGTGTCATTGTTGAGCTTCACGAGTTTGTCAACAACTTGGTCGTCGTATGACAATCGACATTTGATGTTTTTTCTCAGATTGGTTCGTAATTGACGTAACAACAAGCATGTCACTTGTGTCACGTGCTTGTCAGTGAGCTTGTTGAACACCACAGTCTCATCAATTCTGTTGAGAAATTCTGGTGCGTATGTTTTTTGTAACACCTCCATCACACCTGAATGTGTGTCGTTGTTTGTTGGAGAGAAACCAACACCGTTCATCTTCTCGAACTTGTGTGCTCCTATGTTGCTTGTCATCACGATTATTGTGTTCTTGAAATTCACATCAACACCTTCGCTGTCGGTCAATTGACCATATTCAAATATCTGCAGAAACAATTGTAACACTTCAGGGTGTGCCTTCTCAATCTCATCAAACAACAACACGCTATATGGATTGAACCGCACAAACTCAGTCAAATCTCCACCATCTCCGAAGCCTATATAACCTGGTGGACTACCAATCAGTTTGCTCACACTGTGTTTCTCACTGAACTCGCTCATGTCATATTGCTTGAAATTACCTTCATGAAACATTTGCTCGCCTAACACTCTCGCGAGATGTGTTTTTCCCACACCTGTGGGTCCTAAAAACAACAGCGAACATATGGGTTTGTTAGGATCACTCACTCCAGCTCGATTGCGTTTAACAGCATTGCAGATACGATCAATACCATCATCTTGACCAATCACTCGACACTTCACACTCTGAGCCAATTTACGTAACGTTTCTGCTTCGTTCTGCTCGAGACACGATATTGGCACACCAGATTTTGTGCTGATCAAATCTCTCACCTGAGATAGTTCGATCTTCACCGGTCGAGCTTTCTTTTGCTCTATCAGTTGTTGCTCCTTGATGTGTTCATCCAGTCTATCACACAACTCAAATTCTGTGTCTCGATAACCTAAAGCCACATCAAATTGCTGATTCTCAACACATCTGTTCTTGTTGTTTATGGTCTGTTCGATCTGCTCGATCAAATCTTCAATTAGCTGTGTTTTGTATCGCTCGATCTTCACACGGGCTCCAACCTCATCCAGTATATCAATGGCTTTGTCAGGGAAACGTTTGTCAGTCAAATAACGGTCACACAAATTGACCATCTCTGTCAGCACACCCTTGTTGTATTTCACATTATGAAACTCTTCATACTTGCTTTTTATACCACGTAGTATTTCAATGGTGTCTGGAATTGTAGGTTCATCCACGATGATCGATTGAAACCTCCGGTCTAACGCACCATCATTCTCGATATGTTCCTTGTATTCCTGTATGGTGGTCGCTCCAATGCAACTCAACTTGCCTCTGGCCAATGCTGGTTTTAGAATGTTACTTGCATCCATACTACCACTGGTGCTTCCGGCTCCAACAAGCATGTGTAGTTCATCGATGAACAATATTATATCTTTGTGTGTTTGTACATAGTTGATAACCTCTTTCAATCGCTCCTCGAATTGTCCACGATAAATGGTACCTGCAACCAGTTGTGCAAGATCCAGTGTGTATATCTGTTTGTTTCTCAAATTGCTTGGTACAATTTGTTTCGATATTCGTTGAGCCAGCAATTCAACAACTGCTGTCTTACCCACTCCTGGCTCACCAATCAGAACCGGGTTGTTTTTTGTCCTTCTACTCAACACTTCAATCATCGATTGAACATCTTCATCTCTACCAATCACTGGATCTAGCTCACCTCTACTGGCTTGTCTGGTGAGATTGTTTGCATATGTTTCAATCACACTCTCCGTGTGATCACCCACATCATCACTATCACTACCTCCTCCCGGAATCGCTCGACTTTTGGTGCGTTTACGGTTGTTTACTTTTTTGGGACACACACGTGAGTATATATCTTCATATAACACATCAACATCTATATTTTTCAATTTGAATAGATTGTTACCACTACCAGTGTCACTAACAAGTATACTGAGCAGCAAATGATCAATATCAACCAAAGTTGCATCCATCTCTTGTGCTATACAGCTAGCGTATGATAACATTTTCAACATGCGGCTGCTAGGTTCAATATCATGTAGATCCGGTTTTTTGGGTCCTCTGTACTTTTTTAAATTTGATGTGACAAAGGATCTGAAACTATCGATCTCTATCTTGTGTACCGTTTGCATTATCTTGATGCCTTTAGGCACACGGTCACTCTCCATTATGCTCAACAACACATGTTCTGTTGTAATGAAATCATGTTGGTAATCACGTGCCAGTTTTTTGGCGTGCATCATCACCCTTCTGCCCCCAACGGAAAGCTCTGGTTGTTCGTTCATGTTCATATTTATTTATAAAATTATAATGTTTGTTGTTGACATATGCAACAAGATCATTTATAATAATATTATGTTTATTGAAGTGTCACATGAAAGTCCAATATCAATGTTGGAACATTCCTTAACTTATAATGATTATGCGTACGCACTGGTTCATTTATTTGAAACACATCCTAGATATTATGATTTTTTTAAAAATGTGAGAAGTTGCTCCGACACGCCAGTGTTACTTGATAATAGTATATTTGAATTGAAAAAAGCGTTTGATCCAAAAAAATATTGTGGGTGGATCGACAAATTGAAACCAAACTACTATATAGTACCGGATGTTCTAGAGGATTGTGAGAAAACATGTGATGCATGGAATGATTGGATGTTGAGATACACTGATAATAGTAATGCTTTGGGTGATGGTGCTCTTAAAATAGGAGTGGTACAGGGCAAGGATTGGAACGATTTAGTTGAATGTTACCGGTTCATGTCTGATAATGCAGAATATGTAGCGATTAGTTTTGATTATTCATATTATCAACACACAGGATATTGTGCGAACACAACTGATCCACCCAGGTTAGCTAAAATGCGATCCGGTAGAATAAGATTCATCCGGCAGCTTATTGATGAAGGTATATGGAGATGGGACAAACCACATCACCTGTTAGGTTGTAGTCTCGCTAATGAGTTCAGATGGTATGTTGATAATAACATACACAACATAAAAAGCTGTGACACGAGCAATCCAGTGGTGGCAGCTATCAAAGGATACAGATACAATGATGATCTCGGCTTGCGACACAAACCTAGCACGTTGCTCGCAGATTTAATTGACTATGAAATGACGGATGATCAAATAGACGATCTGAATTACAACACAAAAATGTTCAAGAAAATATTGAGAAGATAGAAAATGTTATTTGATAATAAAAAATGGGTGGCGTTTTTTAGTCACACAGGTAACGAGATATACAATATATCTAAAAGTATAGGACGGTACCCGGATCGAGTAGTTACAAACAAATCACCGGGAGATAAAGACATAAATAAAAAGTTACTTAACAATGTGGATATTGTTTATGTTAAGGATCGCCCGGAGGTACAAGATTATAGTAGAATCATATGGAGTGATGCCATCGTGACGTTACATGGTTGGATGAGAATAATACCCAAGAGTATATGTAAAGATCATACAATATATAATCTTCATCCGGGGTTGATAAGACAATACCCGGAACTCAAGGGTGCCGACCCTCAGAGGCGTGTGTTTGAATGTGAATACCCGGAGCGGTACACGCGTGTTGGTTGTGTCATCCATCATGTAACATCTAGAGTTGATGATGGTGAGATCATTATCGAGAGATCAGTTAGTAACACTTTCCCGGGAGCAAAAGTACTAAGTTGCTATTTACATCAAATGGCTACACAATTATGGATAGATTTTATTAACCTGTCCATTGATGAGAATTATTAGCGTATTTTTATTTTTAAAGATTATAATTTTATCATCTTGCGCCACGATCAAAACAGAACACCATATAACATTGGATCATAATATAAAAGTTGAAATAAATCTCGAAGGTCAAAACGCGTTAGATTTCTTTGACGAATTGAATGACCCGATCGCGCGATACGACCGGTCGATTGAACGACTACAGAAAAGAACAATACAGGATACTGTCAATATGTATATTGATTATATTTACGCTGATGCTGAGTAGAATAAAAATATTTCATGACAAACCAGTTGAAGTTGGTTCGTATGTCAAATACAAGGAAGATATACCGGCTCGGAAAGGATTCGGAGAAGTTGTTTCGATAATCGGTTCTGGTGAAAGGCTTAGATATGAAATAATAAATTTAAACAAACGTTTGAAGTGTATTGTTGATAGTAATCATCAATACAAACGTAGAATCATATCTGCCAAAAAATGTAAACATGTAGATATATCTGGAACACTGAATATTAAGAAAACATTTGAACTTGGAGACATAGTACACTATAAATTTATATGGAGAAAAAAGTTCGGAGCCATTGTTGGTTATGAACATCCAGATGGATTGTACAGCTCATCATATGATGATGGTTACAATGGTATCGATTTGATCACATGTGTTGAGATAGATCCTAAAGATCTAACTCGAGTGAGAGATACAGATGGTAATATAAAATACTTCACATGCTCAAAAGATAGACTTAAAATATGTAAGGTTGATCTGTGGTCAGAAACCGGGATCGTGTTACATTGATGAAACAAAAAAATAGAAAATTTGACACTGGTGCTCAACGTGACACTGGTGAAGGTAAACTCAGAATGTCATTGGTCCCTCAGGAAGAGTTGAGACGTGTTATGAGACGTTATCTTGACGGGGCCAACAAATATGGTGAGAACAATTGGTGCAAGGGCATGCCGTTGAGTGTGTATTTTGATTGTGCAAATCGACATTTACATGCATGGTGGAAAGGTGAACAAGATGAAGATCATGCTGCTGCGGTTGTATGGAATTTGTTATGTGCTATGTGGACTGAAAAAAATCTCACTGAGATGGATGATCGGAGTAACTATCCGGAAAATGTTGTTGAAAAATAATATCATGTATACTATAATAGAAATATGTTAATCGGATTCACAGGAGCACAATGCACAGGTAAATCGACGTTACTGTCCAGATGTTCAGAGTTGAAAGGTATAAATGAGGCATTTCATAATTTCAATTTTGTGCAGGAGGTGACAAGAAAGGTGAAGCGTGAAGGTCATAAAATTAATTTAGATGGAAATGATATCACACAATTGATGATATTGAATGAACATCTGAACAACCATACACTCAAACATGACATGTTGCTCGATAGATGTATATTAGATGGCTATGTGTACACGTCATGTCTAGCAAGAATGGGCAAGGTGAGTGAATGGATAACTACATATGCATGCAATCTACTCAATTTACTGATAGATAAAATTGATGTTATATTTTACACACAACCGGAGGATGTACCATTAGTAGCTGACGGTACGAGAAGTGTTGATTTAAATTTTAGACAAGACATAATTAATCGTTATGAAGACTTGTTTGCACAGGATTACTACTGGATGGACAAAGTGGTAAGACTGTCTGGTACAGTTGAAGACAGAATGGGAACAATTTTAGAAACAATACAATATGAAAACAGCGACATTAGACAATTCCAGAATATCTAAACACCTCGGTCAAACCTCCGAATATAAGGATCAATACGACCCTACACTATTGGTGAGTGAACCGAGATCAAACAACAGGAAGCATCTAGATATAACAGATGATGATTTACCGTTTGTTGGTTACGATACATGGAATGCATATGAAGTTAGTGCATTGACAAACAATGGCATGCCGGTAGCTGGTGTCGCGAAAGTGGTCTACCCGTGTGACAGTAAATATATTGTCGAGAGTAAGAGTATTAAGCTATACTTCAATTCATTTAACATGTTTAAGTGTGGTGAACAACCAGTCGATGTGTTGGATTTTATAGACCAGAAAGCTACAGAGGACCTTTCAGCACTACTTGAAACAACAGTACATGTACACACGCAACCTGCTAACTTCATAGCTAAGGGAGATCAAGTGCTAGATCCGTATGCATATACTACCTTAGAAGGTATGTTCACACAAGAGCAATTAGGGGAGATGGTGCTGGATACATATAGTGAAACACCTGAGTTGTTGGAGTTAGAAGAGTTAGACGATAAAAACGGTGTTAACTCTAGTGAAGTTAGATGGCATAGTAGCTTGCTGAAAAGTAATTGTCGTGTTACAAGCCAACCGGATTGGGGTGATATCTATATCATGTATAAAGGCCAGACACATGTTACAAGTGATAGTTTGTTAAAATACATCGTTTCGTTTAGAGATGAGTGTCACTTCCATGAAGAGATTTGTGAGACCGTCTACAAGAGATTGTACGATGTTCTATCACCAGAAGAACTCGTAGTCACATGCTTGTACGCGAGAAGAGGTGGTATCGATATCAATCCAGTGAGAGCGTCTAATGTAGCGCTGATTGCTCGCGAATGTCAGGATCTAGTTGATCCATTCGTGATGCACACAAAGACATCCAAGCAATAGAGACAAAAAAACGACTCTTCAGCATCACCTGTAAGAGTCGAAAAAAGTTTTTTATCGCCGGATGTATCATTTCACCGGCTCTATTGAGACTAATCTAAGATTATCCGAAGTACACCGACTGAGTGCCGGGTGTGAACGAATCACCGAGATTCTTAATGACGATCACGTGGTAGTAAAGCTCAGCTCCGAAGATGTTATCAACAACACCATAACGGGTCAAAAGACCAACGCGTGGAGCAAAGTCATTAGGACCAACTGTCCTCTGTACCATCACTGGGATGTACGGACAATAAATGATACCTGTGTCATAAAACTCAGGTCCTTTATATCCTAAGAGGATGTACTCAAGACGAGAAGAGCGTTTGCTGTCTTCGTATTGAGCTTCAGTACGTGTGTCGCGATAAACGTTGAACCGTCCACCAAGATTTCCAACACGAGCAATTCCTACTGGTTGGGTGTTCACGCTGCCTTGAACTTGCATCCACTGAAACTCAGGGAGCATTTCAAGAATCGCACAAACACGAGGTGTTGCAACTAAGAAGTTAGCAGCACCACGACGATTGCGGATAGCGATACGATTCGCTTCAACAATGATCTTGGCATACAGGTCACGATTACGCTCAGCCATCCAACGGCCATCAGCACTAGCTGGGCTCCAGGTGCTTACACCTTTACCACCAGCAGCATTGTTAGCAGCCACTTGAACCATTCTCATGAGCATTTCACGGTCGATTTCGGCCTGAATTTCATACGACATAGCGTTTGTTAATTCAGTATCGATATCAATTCCGTTCATGTTCTTGAGGTCTTGCTCAAGTTCTACACTCCAACGAGCAGCAAGTCTACGAGTACCAGCTTCAACAGCAGTCTTCTCAAAAGAGACGACCATCTGTGGAATGTTACCGGTGAGCTCGTAATCCTTGAGTGCTTTAGCGATACCGCCATCTTCAGCAACGAATTCACCAAGGTTGTCAGTGAAGTTGTTGCCTCCAAGGTCAGCCGAACTAGCTCCTGTGAAACGAGTGTCGAGAAGTTGATATCCAACTTCTTGAGCATCGTTTGTGCGGGGCTGTCCGTCGTTACCAGTTTGAGTTTTACCAGATGTGTGTCCGTCGATTCCAGTGGAACCAAGACTATCTGTCTCATATTTGTAACGCATCGCAAAAGCGAGTCCAACAGGACCGCTCATGGGTTGAACGCCTACGATCTCATTAGTGATAAGTTCAGGGAATGTACGACGAATCATCGGTATCAAGATCTTGGGGAGACGATGATCACCAGTGGCGTATGCATCTCCAGGGCCTCCAGGAGCAGTGATTCCACCGAAGTTGGAAGCACCACCGAGAGCCGAACCAGCGTATGAGTTCTCTTTCAAGCACCATGTCTCTTGGTTTTCCAAGAGGATCGCAGTGTTTAAACGAGAATGATCATCAGTTATGGCTTTGACATTGTCAGAGCTATAATCAAGTACTGGTGCCCATTTCTCAAGAAGTACGCCTGCGCGTTCTTGATCGATATATGATTGTGCGGGTTTTACCTGTGACATTATTCTAATGTTTTCCTATATTACTCAGGCTATAATTTGCCTCAACAGATTACCACCGGGTGAGTTCACCCATGTAGTTATCAAAAAGTCCTTTGTCTTGTTTATTGTTTGGATCTGTTTGCTCAATTTGAGTCTCAACACTCTCTCTGACAACCTTCTTAGTCTCAGTTATCGGACGATCAGCGACTGTTTTGTTCTCAGTGGCTTGTTCTTTGAGTGTATCGAGTTTGTCTTTTTCACTTTTCTCGAACATATCCAATGTGTATTGAAAATTTTCATTTATAAACTCAGCTGTTTTACCGTCAAACACTTTCATCATGTGTCTTCTTTTCGTTGCTGGTAACCCTTCAGTGAGTCTATCGAGAGCTAGATTTGCTTCTTTCGCATTTAGATTGTATTGCAATTTTTTATTTTGCTCCTGCAACACCTCGATTTGTTGTGTTGCTTCATCAATTTGTTTCTTACCATCAATAACTGCCTCGCGTACAGATTCTGTTGCCATAATTTTATCAATACTGAGCGATTTGCGCAAGCTTTCAAGTATGCTCATTGCATGTTTGTTACGTACCGCTTCTTTTATATCTTCTACTGGTAAATTTTTCTCAATATATAGATCAAGATAATCACTAATGTTACCTACCAAACCTTCCTTGAACATCTTTGCATCACTATCGATCTCTTTACGAAACCTCTCGATTATAGTCTTGAGCTTAGCTGTATGGTTACTATCAATAGCTTCAACAACCTTGTTCAGTTTTGATGTGTGGTCTTTATCGATAGCTTCAAGTAGTTTTTCAAGCTTGACCGCATGCTCTTCATCCTGTTCAACAAGAGCCTTTTCAACACGCAGTTGTGCGAGTTGGTCAGCTTTGGCTTGTACTGATTCATTGAAAGCTGCTTCAATTTCTTGGAGTACTTCTTCTGAAAGTACATCAGATGCAACCTTTTTTAACTGTTCTGTTATTTGATTATCGCTCATTGTTTGAAAATATTTATGTTTTTATACTGACTTATCTTGTTAATCAGTTTACTTTCTATAGTTTTTTGTAGTGATTTATTAGCTTCTGAGTAATTTTTGTTGTTCAGATGCTGTACAAATTGAGTTATTTGTTTGGATTGATTTGATATATTTTGTTTACTCATTTTAAATTTTTCCTTTTATCTCATTCAGAAAGCTCATAATACTATCTTTAATATATAACTCTACATCTTTCTTTGGCAAGTTATTAAGTCCGTTCTCAAGTCTATCATATGCTTCAACATACTGACCGTAACTATCTAATACATACTGTTTACTCTCAAGTATACCATTAACAAAAGCCTCCCCGAAACTTGGGTCTGCTACACAATCAATCGCCACAAGTCTCATGTCCTTTACACGGCTGACATCACTGTTATCCTCCATGGGTACCAGTTTTCCTAACGATCTTGTACTCATACCAACACTACATCCATCTCTTATCAACGATTGTACAATCAATCCACTCGGTGTTGATAACACCTTGGATTTACCTATATACACGTTGGAATCACCACCGGATGGCACCAGTTCCTCAACTAAGTGACATGCTCTCTCTAAATCGACATCCGCGCTGGTCGGGTGATTCAACTCACCTAATGCACGTTTTGTGTTTATCATCTGCTCAGTATACCTCTTGACTTCAGCTGCCATTTCTTGCGGGCAGTAGCTTCTCTTGTTCTTATTGACACCCTCCGCCATAGCATATGGCCCTTTTATATATATATTGGCTGGGCTCTTAGAATTTTTCTCCTCAATAATGTATTCGAATTCCGTCGGATCGGTTGTTTCAATTAGTAGTTTTGCATGCATTACTTAAATACTTATTATATGCTCCTGTTTTTCCAGGGTTATCTTGTGAATAGACTGAAGTCTTTTTCTGTAACTATCTGAAAGATATAACCATTTTTCTTGGCCCAGTTACGCGCGCTGGTCCATTTTGCTTGGTTCACATTCCATTGTACATTCTCATAAACAACTGTTGATGTTTTTTTATTACCGTGTTTGGTTGGTGGTCTTGTTTGTTTGCTTGGTTTGATCTCGATCAAATATTTAACTAGTTTGTCACCCTCTTTTATGTGCACCGTGTTGTCAACTAAATATCTATGCATTTTACCGTCAACCGGAGAAATATACGGTATATGCACACTCTCACTGGACCATTGAACAACAAATGGATTACGATCGCACCACTTAAAAAATTTTAATTCCCAGCTACTTAGATATCTCGGATGTTTTGCTCCTTTGAACTTCAAAGCATTTACAGGCTTGTAGACACCTTGTCGGAATTCTTTGTATTTTTTGTGTGGCTTTTTTTTAATCTCTCTTACCTCCGGAATACTCTACAGCGTGTCCTTCTTGTATTAATAGATCATTTATGCTCTGGTCATCAAAATCTTGCTCGAATAACACACCAATGCATCTTCCAAACTTGCCTTGGTCTAGTGATTTGAGAAACAGGATACTGTTCTGTTCATCAACTACATGTTGGAGAAAAGCTTTAGCAGCCAATCCTCTTTTCTTTTCCTCTGCGTCTCTGGTACGTGTTTCTGGGGTGTTTATGCCGTGTAACCGGATGCGTTTGTTTAATTTTAAATCGAATCCTAGGTCGATCTCTGCGTCGATTGTATCACCATCAACAACACGTGTTACTTTTATTTTATATATATAATCCATATCATCCAACAAAAAATAATGGAGGTTGTCCATCTCCAAAACCCGGAACACCTTCATATAATTTTGTTTCTAATTTTTCTTTTTCTGTATTACCTTCTGTTAAAAGTTCGGAATAATTCGGTGCCCCACCACCAAATAGATTTGTACCACTATATTTTCCTCGTATACGACCAATGTTTATTTTTGTCAAAGCGAGTGAATACTGATACACCCAAGGTTCACTCACAAGTTGATGTACAGGTCGCTCAACGTATGCGCCTACTATACCATAAAAACTAGCACGCGAACTACCAGTATTAGGTTCTGGTGTTAAATACATAGTTTGACTTCTATCATCAAATCTATAATAATAATCTTGTGATAATAGTTTTCGTCTCATATCAAGCCAATTTTTAAGTGTGAACCAACTTATTAGATCAAATCCATATTTACCTAATGCGTAGCTAAAATATGTTTGTTGAGCTAATGTCTGCTCAATCGTGAATAATGTGTTTATACCACTCGAGCTACCTTCTTCAAATGCAAATATATCAACCACTTTCCGGTAATTGTCTGTCAAATAATCATAACCTTTCATGTTTGGTTGACCATTTTCATATGAAACGGCAAAATTTGTAGGACTTGATCCTATTGTGGTTTTACCGATTTCATACAATGAAGTGTCAAGCATGGTATTATCCTCAGATGGAGTTGTGTTTTTTAATTGCTCCGTTGCGGTGAATAATACATCCATCCTCATGCCTCTACCAGGCTCATATAGCTCTGAATTGAATGTCAATAACTCTTCCGTGTATCCAGCAAACTTGCTAAACATTTCAATAGCGATGCTTATGTTATCAAACACCTGGTTTTGATGCGCTTCGATATTTATTTGAGGATAACCCAATGTGTATGCAATACGTGTTGCAAGTTTCTCGTACGAGTTAACAATAGGGCTTAAGTTTGTACTATAAAATGAGCTTAGAGGTTTTACAGCTGTTTGTTTATCGTCACTCATCAGTTAAACCTACTATTATTCCATTGACTATATGTAAGACATGACCTCCAATATTAACATTCTCTGTTATACCAGTCTGCCCATTTGTAGTGTATATATCACTTGTAATAGAAGTTGTTGTTATTGATCCGGAAACATTTGAGTCGCCATTGACTTGTTGATCACCGTTAACGGTTGTGTTAGTTGAAAATATATCATGCAGAGCTGTACCTCCGGATAGATAACTCGCGGTGGTATTTAAATTACCAATCAACTCACCACCAGTTAAACTCAAGCTATTGTCCCATTGATCAATTTGAGATTGACTCACCCATTTATTATCATTATCATTATCAGAAATGTCATCAGATTCAATTGTCACATTTCCGTACATATCATTCACTGATGTGACATATGCATCCGGTCTAGCCAACTTACTATAACCGGAGTATGTTTTTGTTGTTGAGTTATATGCACCAGATGGATTATCTTGTTTAGCTATTAAATTATCATATGTGCTTGTCACGATAATAACATCACCTCTCTGTATACCTTCAGCTGGATTCAAGCTCGCAACTTCCTCCGTATTTTGCACTGTGTAGGTTTGTGTGATACTCAGCTCTGGTATTTGTTGTGTTAGTAATTTACCTTGATCGTCCAGTACCGCCCAGCTGGCACTGTTTGTAGCAACCGTGTTGGTTAGATCGGTTATGTCAGTATGATCGTTCCAGCTGGCACTGTTTGTAGCAACCGTGCTGGTCAAATTGGTTATGTCAGTATGATCGTTCCAGCTGGCACTGTTTGTAGCCACCGTGCTGGTCAAATAGGTTATGTCAGTATGATCGTTCCAGCTGGCACTGTTTGTAGCCACCGTGCTGGTCACATCACTCAAACCTGTTGTGAGTTGCGTCACATCTGTATGATCGTTCCAGCTGGCACTGTTTGTAGCCACCGTGCTGGTCACATCACTCAAACCTGTTGTGAGTTGCGTCACATCTGTATGATCGTTCCAGCTGGCACTGTTTGTAGCAACCGTGCTGGTTAGATCGGTTATGTCAGTGTGATCGTTCCAGCTGGCACTGTTTGTAGCCACCGTGCTGGTCACATTAGTTATATCTGTTGTGAGTTGCGTCACATCTGTATGATCGTTCCAGCTGGCACTGTTTGTAACCACCGTGTTGGTCAAATTGGTTATGTCTGTATGATCGTTCCAGCTGGCACTGTTTGATGCTACAGTTGCCTTTACTTGATCCCAACCATCAGTATCATGGCTGACAAAATCTAGACCATTATTTGTGCTGTTTAGTTTAACAAAATCTCCTGCTTGTCCGGCTGCATAATTAACTGGTGTGTCGTGTAGTTCTATGAATGTATCTTCATGATGTCCTTCACCATGTAAATCATTAGCTGCATACCAAGTTTGATCTGAACTATTATACTTCAGTACATTGTCATGTTGTATATTTGATGCATCTACATCTAACATGTCAACCAATCGATTGGTGTCTGTGTTCACATCTACACTCCAATCACCACTGTTTGATGCTACCGTGGTTGTTACCTGATTCAAATTGCTAATCAAGTTGGTTATGTCAGTGTGATCGTTCCAGCTGGCACTGTTTGTTGCTACCACTGTTGTCACATCATTCAGATTTGATGTAGTGTCACTAAGTGTTACATTCAAAGCATCAACCCTGAGGTTGATATCTGCGTGATTTGATTGTATCAAGTTGGTCAGGTTGTTATTGTTTTCATCCACAACACTCGACACTGAATCTATATTTGTATTCACTGCTGATACATTATCATCAATGTACACACTCAACGTGTGGTTCAGAGTGTTTATGTTACTCGTCAACACGCTAGAAACAGTTTCAACTGTGGAACTGACAGCCAGTATATGTTCAGACTCTTCCCAACTGTCACTGTTGGATCTCACAAAGGAATCCAAGCTGTCCAGCTTGGCTCCATCTGCAGCAACATCACGTGTGTTGATGCTTCCATCAACTGTCAAACCACCTTGCACACTCAGTGTGCCAGTGATGGTTGTGTCGGTCAAATGTCGGGTGTTGTGACAACTGTCGATCAATCGTGCGAAGTCGTCACCAGTGGGGCGATCTCCATCTTCAAATCGACCTTTCAAATATTCTAAATCTTTGTGTTCTGTTGTCATCGTAAATATTTATGCTTATAACAGTCCTGGTATCACACTTGTGTTGTTTTTGATTGATTGTACGTCTGATTTGACTGTGGTCATGTCTGTTCCGCTCGCCAACCCGGCACCGTCGACCGCGTTCTCCACTTGTGGTTGTAAGTATTGTAACAAGAACCCAGTGTCATGTGTGAAGCTACCGGTGCCGGCTCCAGTGCTAGAGTCAGTGTCGATCACACTGGTGTTGTCATCTCTGTACAGTCTACCACCTTTGAGTATGGTGTCAACACTTGTGGTGTTCTGTATCTTCAGATCAACAACATCTGTGTTGATACGATAATTCATGCTATCAATTGGAGTGATCGCTCCGAAGAAGTTGTCAATACCATCACTGGTTGTGACGCTGTACACATAGAAAGCGTATATCTCTTGAACCGTCACAACACCGTCTGTTTCAGATGAATCAATTTGTAAATTTGTGTAATCAGCTGAGAATGCACTGGTGATTGTGGTGGCACTACCATCAATGCCGTTGTTGTTGTAAATTGTATCGGGTTGCTGATTCGCTCTAAACGAGATACCAGCGGATGATGCCACGCCAAACGATTCATACGGTAGGAAAGCGGCGGCTTCAGCTTGGCAAGTAATGCGTAAACGAATGTTGTCCCCTGATGCAATCTGTGAGGTCGTGTAAGTTCCGCTGGTAGATACTTTCGTATTAGCTGTACCTGGTACTACTTGATTCACAATCTCCAAGTCTTTAGTCACATTGTAAAGCTGTAGGGTCGCAGTAGCTTCGACATTAGTAACAGACCAAGGCAAGATGATGTTCGTTCCATTCGCGTCTGTATATGTACCTAAAACGCTCGCTCCATTCGACAATGTGATCGTACCTGTGGTCGTTAAATCACCCGTGAAAGTGGTCGCTTTGATCGTGATGGTTGACCCGTTAAGAGCGAACGCTGACGAAGCAGTTGCATCGATAACCAAATTATAAGAACCAAGGTCAATTTCATTTCCTGATCGAGTTACGATTGTAGAAGTTTCACCTGCGTAGTTGTCGACTAGGTAGGACTTTGCTCTATCGTAAAATTCTTGTGTATTATCAATTGTTGTATAAGCATCCACAACGGATTTAGTAGACTCGGTTAAAAACACATCATCAAACAAAACCACCTGCTGTGTCAGCACTCCTTTACCTATGCACGATGGGGAGGTGCTATTCAATGTGTGTCCGTAGCTTGCTACATAAAAAGTAAAAACATCTGTATTGTCAGTAGTCTCGCCACGATAGTCGATTGTTGTGCCACCATTGTAAATACCGCCTGAAGAAGTTCCTCCGTAACAAGCACGAGTTAGTAATCGTTCAGTTGCTTCTCCATTCGCGTCAACAGACCCCGTGTAAGTTCTGTCGTTTGAGAAGTTTTCGCTAGGGTTTAAGGTAGAGTCTCTCCATACCCCTTGGGTTGTCCTGCTTCCATTGTCTGTATCCCTCGCCCAATATTTTGCCCCTGCTACATTCGCAACATTAGTATCCACGATTTTCAGTTTAACATCCTTATATAAGGTGGTAACAGCACCTGCGGGCCAAGAATCATGCGAGATAACAAAATCGCCACCATAGCCCATGTTTACAAACTCAATTTTCGCACCGGCAAAACTGCTCCCAATAAAACTACCATTTGCGGAGTCAATGCCTTGGGCATCAAAATTTGTAAGCACAAAAGGGTCATCAGTCCCGTCATGTGAAGTGCCGACCTTTTGAAATGTTCCAAAATTAGCAAAACTGCATTCGTATCCGGTGAAACTTACAAATTTCTTCATCACATCAAGGCGCGCATTGCCGTCAATACTGAGTCCATCCACTGAGCAATTAGCAGTATTCATTCGGAGTCTTTGGCTCGTAGTGCTGGTGGAAATTATTATTCCATTTGTGATGCTTACATTTGATCCGTCTTTGAAGTCACAACCACCAGTTAACTTCATTGCACCTCCGTTCCAATTTAAAGTGCCTCCACTTAGCACCAAGAACCTAGCATACCCTATATCATGGGATATTAAACCAATAGCACGAGAATATCTAGTAGCACCACCAATGACTGCAGTTACACCAAAATTTAATGTGCCAGCTATGTCTAAATCTTGTCGTTCAAAAAGCAAACATTCCACCTGTGGGTCAATCGTCAAAGTACCATCGATTCTTAGTTTTTTACCATCAAGGTGATAAGTTTTGTGGCTACCATTATCAACGACAGTAACTCCCGTAACACCAGTTAGACCACTAAGATTAGTGTCAGTACCTGTCTGTGTAATTGTTCCGCTTGACTCTGTGAAACTCATGATGTGTAAAATGCTGTTAGCAAGTTGAGATTGGGGTTTGATTTGATCGAAGCAACGTCCGATTTCACTGTGGCCATGTCTGTGGCACTGGCGACCGAGTTGCCCAGAGCCGCTTCCACTTGTGGTTGTATGAACTGCAACAAGAATCCTGTGTCGTGTGTGATGGTGCCGTAACTCTGTGAGCTGTCTGTGTGTATTATACTCGTTTCATCGGAGCGAAACAATCTACCACCCATCAGATTGATGTCATTTGTGCCAGTGTTTTGTATCCTGAGATTCACTTCACTGGCATTGATACGAAAATTGAGACCATCAACTGGTGTGATGGCGTTGTAAAATGTTGTTATTCCGGTTGATGTGGTTTGTAAATATGCGAAGTAACTGTATATTTGCTGAGCGGTCACTTGATATGGTGGCACCGTGTCAGATAGATTTATCAATATGTTTGTTCCATCATCCGGTGTCATGGTCAAGCCTGTGGTGTTGTCTCCTCCAGTTGATGAATCAAATATACTACCATCAATACCAATGCTGTTGTAAACTGTGTCATCTTGTTGTGATTGTGGAAATTCCAAACCTGCACTGTTTATCACACCAATAACTTCTAGTGGCAACAACGCGGTGGTGGACGCTTGACATGTGACTCGCATGCGGATGGTGTTACCTGCATCTACATCAGTGCCGTCCAGATCAACAGTGTGACTGAATGTGTTGGATTCAGAGATTGTTGGTTCATCGTTGTAAAGCTGAACACTTTTGGTGATGTTGTACAATTGTATACGTGAACCGTTTTGAATCAGCGGTGCTGTGATGTTTACGTTATTTGCCATTAACTATAGCTCCTGGTTGTGGAGCTCAATGCTCCAGTGGCAGTGTATGCTAGATTTTTTGTGAGTGTGGCACGAGTGCTACCTCCGGTTCCTTGCACATCACGTGTGACCACACTGGTCAATTGTCCACTTGCATTGTAAGTCAGATCACGCTCGAACAAAGCTGTGGTTTTGTTGCTAGTCACCCACACATACACACCTGTCAATTGATCAGTGATCGAGTAGGTCATCTCGCTGTAAAAATTGGCGTTAGCATAGTTGTACATGTCTTCCAATGAAGCACGATCTTTTTTGTTTTGCCATTTTTGAGTACCACCATTCACATACACCAACACATCACCACCACTCAGGGATGTAAAGGTGGTGTCAGTAGCATCAGCAATTGCGGATACACCTTCACCTGTGTAAGCTGCTAGAGAAATTTGCGTCTCACTTCCATCCTCATCAGTGTATATCAATGTGTCTGATTCTGATGATAAGCTCAGTGTTGTGGTTGTCTCACTGGTCAAATAACCAGCACTACTATGATCCCAGCTGGCACTGTTGGTACTAACATCTGTATACGTGTTGTCCCAGTTGGTTATTTTTTGTGTGGTGATATTGTTGGCTGCGTGCGATGTGAAAACAGGGTCAGTTTCTGTGTAACTGGTCAAATAACCAGCACTACTATGATCCCAGCTGGCACTGTTGGCGGTTACAGTTGTGTATGCTAGACTCCAATTATCTGCACTCACAATATCACTTGCTAACAAATATGATTGCAGATCTGTTATTTGGCTCTCAGTGATTTCAATACTACCTTCATGCCCGGTCACATCATGCACTGTGACTGTGTAATCTGTTAAATAGTTTTGTTGTGAATGGTCACCCCAATTATATGCTGAGTTCCATTGACTGCTGGTAGTTGAAACACTAGTGTATGTATTATCCCAGTTGGCTATCTTGTCGTCATCTTGAGTCCATTTTGTAGCGATGCTACTTGTTATAGTACCAGCAAAATCTGCGTCATCATTCAATGCACTCGCCAGCTCGTTTAGCGTGTTTAATGCTTCTGGTGCACCACTGATCACATCTGATATGGCATTTGTTACATATGCCTGTGTGGCGTAATTTTGTAAATCGGTTATTTGACTCTCGGATATTTCAATACTACCTTCATGCCCGGTCACATCATGCACTGTGACTGTGTAATCTGTTAAATAGTTTTGTTGTGAATGGTCACCCCATGTGTACGCCGTGTTCCATTGACTGCTGGTGTTAGAAACACTTGTGTAAACACTGTCCCAGTTTGTGCTATCTGCAGTCGTCAAGTATCCAAGATTATCCAGAACAGTGAAGAGATCTGATCCACCACTTAAAATTTGACCGGTTGTGCAAGTTATGTCACTACCACTAAGCGCACCATTAACGTCAAGCACCAAGTGCTTGCTTGAGCCTACGGTCATGCCGTTTCTAACGTTAAATTCTATATCTGCTGCCATTTTTTAGGTTCCCTATCCCCTACTATAATATTTATGTTATGTTTTTCTTTTTCCACATTAAATTCTCCGTTTATTGTAAATATATAGCTGTACCTCTGACAACAGCTTTAGCATACTTGGATATTGTGAGTCTCAATTCATATTTATCGCTATTCATCACACATGTGATATTTTGTAATGGTTCCATTGTACCTACATTTACATCACCGTACACTGTACCGTCTATTGTTGTCCCGTTGCATACAAAATCAGCATTAACTGTAGTTATACTCGTACCTATCTCATCTTTGACCATCACAACAAACTGTACCGATTGATATTTTGTACAATCAAAAGTAGGTATTGAGATTTCTGCAAACCCTGTTTGACCGTTGTATCCTTTCCATATGTCTTGTACCGTTTCAATATCACTCGGGTTTTGATCTGGTGGTTTGCGTTGTATTATACTCGAATTTGTAATTATATTTCCTCTGGTATAAATTTGATTGTATACATCCAGGTCGTGAGCGTATATTGTCAACCATCTCTTGGATAAGCTTCCTATATTGTATGTATTTGTTGGATATGGTAAAATATCACTACCAACATCAGCTTGAAAGATCACTTCATCCACACTCGGGTCACCCAATGTTATTTGATTGGTATTGGAACCGAAACCAAAATAAGCATGACCCTCGACAATGATACTACCTTTGATATAAACATCATCATCAGCAGTAAGATTCCCTGTCAACGACATACCACTAACTGCACTTACGTGGCCATGTATAGTGGTATCTTGCTCTACATCCAACGTGCCGCTGAGCACCGTGTCGCCACCCACAGTTGTGTGACCGCTCACAAACAAATCATCATGTAATGTCGTGGCACCATCAACATCCAACGTGCCGCTGAGCACCGTGTCGCCACCCA